GCTAGGTTCTTCGAACTCTCTAGTAATCAAACAAGGTAAAGCAATCAAGTTGAACACAGATATAGTAATTTCACTAGGCTCACTGTCGCTGTACCAAAATAAGTTTTTAAGTTTACTTAATCCTTTTAACTTCATATAGTTTGTTATTCCTATATTAGGAATATTACATGTTTAATTATTCACTTAAAAAAAATAACCACCCAAAGAGGGTGGCTATCAATATATTGTAGTTATGTATTTATACCTTTTTTTCAATAACAGAGTATACTTCCATACCTTCATCAGTTTTAAACCAAGCTGCTAAAGCAGAGTATGGGTGTTCATCGAACGGAACATTCATTAACTTCCTATTGTTAGAACTTAAGTGAAATGTTCTATTATCGTTTGATAAGTGTATAATTTTAGCCTCAACGGCTTTAACACCAACGTTCCTTAAGTGAACATTCTCATCATTAGCTAGTTCTATGAATAGCTCTGGGTTTCTTTGAGCGAATACAAGTAAATCTCTTTTAAGCTCTTTAGAAGTCATCTTAGATACACTAGAACCTATCTCAGCTCTAAGTATAGCTTCAGCCATGTCCACATCCATATCTCTAGCTAAGTTCATAGCATCCAATTGAGACTCTATGTCAAAAACTGTATCAGCCGCTATCTCGTTAGGTTTGTGCTCGTAATAAGTTTTATCTCTCTGTGGATGATATAAACTTAAAAACTTCTGAAGTGTAACTTGATTTTTAGGTACGAAAAGTTTACCATCTCTAAACCATATATGTTCTTTTCTTTTTTGACCTTGCATCTCATCAATGAATACGGTTTTTTGGTTTTTAAAATAAGATATTTCTCTTTCGTAACCAGATTCTTCATCGAAGTAATATAGACCCACAGTTCTTAAGTGTGCAGCTAATGGTGGGTTATTAGATTTCAATAAGTACAACCTATCCTTAATCTCCCACTTGTTTGTTTTTTCTACTTTAATCTCCTTAATCGTAGCCTTAGGTTTATCTAAGACTTCAGTGCTTTGAACACTTTTCTTTTTAGCCATAATAAAATATAATTATAAATTTAATAATAAAAAAAAGAGGAGGAGTTTAACCCTCCCCTTCTTTAATAATACTTACTAGTAAGTACCTGTACCTTTCAATAACATGAAGTTGTTAGCTCCCTGAGTAACTAAACATCTTTCAGTTAGGAAGTTCATCTCCATAGCGTCTAAGTCAGATGTAGCAGCTCCAACTGAACCAGTGGTCCAAGTTTTGAACTTACGATCTTCCATTTGAGAAGCTCTATAACGAACGTGAAGGAATGGTCGCTTCAAGTTTTTACCTAAGTTTTGGTCATAGACAGAAGAAACACCTGCAGGAACGAAAGCGCCTCTAATTTGATTAGTTGTATCAGCAATACCCCCTCTAGTGGCAGAGTCGTTCAAGTATTTCCAGTCAGTTTTGTAGAAGTCGTAAGAACCTCGACGGAAACCAGAGAAACCTAAGTTAAGTGCCATATCAGCGTCATTATCAAACACACCGTAAGAAGATCCACCGCTACTCAAAATGTTTTGGTTAGCAAGCATTTCATCAACAATCAAAGAAGTATCTCTGTTAAGGAACATCATGTACTCCTCAATAGCACCTTGCTTATCAAACTCTTTAAGTATAGCGTCAAAGTCATTTAAGTGATTACTCGCTCCGCCAGAGGGAACTAAACCATCAAAAGTAAGACCTCTACTGTTTACAGCTTGGAAGAAACCTTCAGTACCTCTAACTGCACCACCTTGATGAGCCGCTATAGTGTTTGATGCTGAGTTGTAAGCATCGTTAGTAGTACCATTGGAAGCGTACATCTCATGCTCTAACAAAGTCATTTCACAGTAATCTGCAAATCGAGATTTAGTGTCACCAGCTGCTTTTAAATACCAGTAGTAACCAGATTGACCCTCTTCACCAGAAACTTCAACCCATCCAATTTGAGATGCGTCAGAACCAGATACTTCGTACTTATCTTTAATAATAACTGGTTTGTTGCTGTAAGATTTGAACGAAGGAGCAATAACTGAATCTCTACCTGTTGTACCTTTAGCATATTCAGAACCAAAAACAAATAAAGTTGACGCCTCTGTAGCATCAGCTGTACCCGTATCTGTTAAATCCGAAATAGTACCTGAAATTACCGAGCAAGTTACCTTATCAAACGCCGATGAACCACCTACAGTAACACCTTGCGCCACATTAGTAACGTAAGCTTTAACCGTGGAATTAGGGTCTGAAATTAAAACTAAATCTCCTTTTCTAACACCGCAGTTAAGTCCGTCTAGTGATTTACCGTCAGAGTCTTTAACTACAGTAAAAACCACAGTGTCAGGAGTAGCTGCGGTTACATCGGTGTTACCTTTGTAAGACAAGTGAAGACGACCCTGCTCAGACCAAACTACTTGGTCAGCAGACATAGCTTCTTCAGCACCTACTTGTTCTAGGAAACCACCGATAGTTCTATTACCAAAAACTTCAGCTTCTTGAGCTACTAGGTCTGGTAGGTATTGCTGTGCCCAACCTGCTGTACTTGTAGACGTGAAGTCTATGTAGTTGGACTGTAATGTTTGTGGGCTAGCTGAAGGAGTTACACTCGCTCCAGTGGTAGCACCACCAGTGAATTGTGTTGCCATTTTTTTAAATTTTTAAATTAGCGTTTATTTTTAATTTTAAACTTGAAGTCTTTACTAGAATCACCTAAAACTTTAAACTTAAGCCCACCCACCTGCGTCTCGCCGTGAGTTTGTCTTGCCTCTGTATTAATGTTTTTACTTTGTGCAACGGACTGTTTAATAGCATCTGCTTTACCTTGTTCGTAAAAGTGTTTAGCTAAAGCGTCTGGGTTCATAGCCGCGTACAAAGATTTGTGATAACCAGCTGCGTCTTGGAGTTTACTTTCAGAATCAACAAACTTGTTAATAAAGTTGTTCAAGTCGCTTTGGTTAGTTTTAACCTCATCTTTATTTTTAACGTTGTACCTAAATTTACTATCCCCAACATTGAATTCAAAACCTTTGAACTCTGAGTTAAATAAATTTTCGGTTTTACGTAAAAATTCATTATTATTATCCTCTTTAGTTTTAGAACTAATTTCAGACTCTTGTTTATATTTATTATAAAAATCTATAGCCTCTTTTTGATCAACACTTAAGTTGTCACCAGCTTTTATATCATTATAATACTTACTTTTTTGAGACTCTAGATAATTCCTAGCTTTAGCAGCCTCTTCTTTTAAAGCTATCTTTTTCTTTTTAATGTCTTTATCAGTGTCTACATCCTCATCGTAACTAAAGGTTTCTTCCAGTAGGAAGCTTCTTTCTTCAGAAGATAGATGAGGTTTAGTCTGCTTGTAGTACTCGTCTAAAACGTCTGTTGTGTCAAGCTTAGACGTATCGGTATTTAACCTTACATAGTCTTGTAGATCACCACCAGTATCCTTCATAAAGTCTATCAACTTTTTAACATCTTCAGGTATGGTAGCACTTGGTTCTTTCTCAGCTAAATCAACCTTAGCGTCTACCTCTATGGTACTATCATCCTTAGGTTGTAGCTCTACATCATCATTAGTAGTGGTTAACTCGGGGTTAGCATCCTCTATTAGCTCTAGTACAGGTCCTTGCTCTTCTTGTACTTGACCTTCTTGTTGTACTTCCTCTTGCTCTTGAGCGGAGGTGGTGACCTCATTATTTGACTCCACTCCAATTGGATCAATCGAACCTTCTTGACCTTCATTTTGAATTGGTTTTGTCAGGTCGATCTTATGTACCTCAGTTTCTTTACTAGAATTAGCTTTACCTAAATCCACTTTATGGATGTTGTTTTCGTTTTGCATAATATAATTTTATAAAATAATTGAATGATAATTTAATTCCTTAAAACTTGTCAAGGCCCATGTCACCCGTAACTATATCATTACCTGATGATTCAAACTTTTTAAGTGATTGACCTTCACTTTTTCCTGCTTGTAGCTTTGAGTTTAATTCAAACTCTAACTGCATTAACTCTTTTTTAACTTCAGCCTCTTGCTTCAAGTAATCTATTTTAAACCTACTTTTTTGCTCTTCTAACTGAGCTACCGTAGTAGCTTTAGCTTGATCTTTTTGTATTTCTGTTTGTGCAGCTTGTTGCTGAGCTTGAGCATTGGCTTGTGATTGGGCCTGGATGTTCTGTTGCTGGATAGCTTGATCTCTTTCTTGTTTCTTTTTTCTTTTTATCTTAAGTAATTGATTAGCTAGTTTAACGTTTCTAACGTCTCTTAAATCTATAGCATCATCTAAATCTATTAATTTCTGAGATAATGCTATCTGTATATTGTTTTCTAAAACTTGCCTTTCTTCATCATCAGGCATGAGCTCTATAAATATACCAAAGTCACATAAGTGTAAATTCTTCAGCTCCGTTAAGGTAGCTACATTATGAGCACCCACGGCTCTAATGAAAGCATCTTTAGTAGGTGAGTACTCTATTATATCAGATATTCTAAGTGATAAAGCTTCAGCGTTCTCAGCTGTTAAGTACAACATAGATTGTAGTATGTGGCGAGTAGCTGTGTTAGAGTTTGCTGCCGCTAGCTTTTGTATACCAACTAAAGAATTTTTATCTGGCATACTACCGTCTCTAGCTTCATTTAAACCAGTGACATCCCTAATCATTTGTAAATAATAGTTATACGTAGTTATTAAGCTTTGTATCTTATTACCACCACTACCATTTTGTATTTGCTGTATGGGTACTTTACCGGGGTTCATGTCGCCATCTGAAGTAAACGATCTACCTATGACACTACCAGTTTGGAAGAACATGTTAAGAGCTTCCTGTGGGTTGTAATTAGTACCATTACCTAGATCAACTTCAGCTAAACCATCTGCGTCTAAATATACACCATCAGGAACCATACGGTTCATAACTTGCTGCAACTTTAAATGTGTTAACTGAATCATATCGGCAAAGCTAGTTATTCTACCAACTAGAGACTGTATTCTACCATCATATACTCTAGGAGCTACTATACTATAGTTCATTTTAACTTTACCGAAGTCAGAGTCGCTTCTCATCATATTAGAAGCTATCTCCCACTTAAGTAGTTTATTTGAACCTAAGACGTATACACCATCATATAAACATTCTTCTACTTTATCTAATCTACTAAACTCACCCTCCATTTCCTTAGGAGGATTAAAGGAATCGTCTTTAGGTATTATTTTTTCAGCACCTGTACCAGTCTTTTTTAACTTGTAAACGCTATTTCCATGTGTCTTATAGTTGAAGTATAGTACGTTTATTTTGTTTTTGTCGTTAGTTTTTCTAGGATTAGATATGTCGTAAGACTTTTCTACTATATCGTATACCTCTTGCTCCGTTAAGTTAGGGAACTCCTTGACTAACTCGTTTATAGGCACTTCTTTAACCTCGCCTACGTAGTAAATATCCTCAAAGTAAGGAGACTCGGAGTATGAGTACACTAGGTTAGCCGGGTCAACATATTTAACAGATGCCCCGTCTGAAAAATCAAAAGTAGTTTTAGTAGCAGCTATACCTATAGTTACTAAATCGTATAGTGCTCTACGTTTTACTAAGTCATAGTTACAATTATCGAACAGTACGTTTATAGCTTGCTCTTCAGCCAACTCAACCGCTTGCTTATATCCTAATTGCATGTGTAGAGCTAGTTCTTCTTCAGACCCAGGTAGAGTTTCTTTATCGTTCTCGTATAGATCAACATTTAAAGCTTCACCAGTTAAGTCGTTCAAGCCTTTAGCTCTCAAGTCCATCAATACTGACTCCATGTATTTAGTGCGTTTGTCGACTCCATAAGAATCTTGAGAAAACGCATTAATCTGATAGTTACGCTGTGACATACCGTTAACTACTATGTCTACGAATTTAGGTATTATAGGTACAGGTTTCCAATCTAAGTTTAAGTAAGATAGATCGCCGTTTATAGATAATTCGTTCTTGTACTTATCTATGGGTTGCTCACCTCTACTGTATAACCTAAGTTTATGGAAGTTATTAGATGAGTTGAGGAACTTGGAAGACGTGTCGTCGAACCATTCACTCCTTATAGCCTCAGCTACTTTTCTCCCATATTCAGGGCTCATTTTTTCTAAATCGCTAACCGCTTGTGACGGGAAGTTTATAACAGACTCTGCCATATTATTTTTTAATTATTCTTGATGTTGATCCTTCGTTGTCGTATGTGGATAACATAATATTTAAAGGTTTTCTTTGTAAAGTTGGGTTTGGAGTATACATCTGCCTATTACATGCCATGACAGCTAGACCTGAACTTATAGAGGCATCAAACTTGGTTCTATTATTTATATTAAATTTAGACCAATCATTTAATGTATCGTTAAAGTACATAGTACCATAAGTACCATCTTCCATTAATCCTACGTGGTCATTTATATACATTTCTATAGCGGCTGCGTGAGCTTGCTTTATGTCCTCACTAGAGTTTGGTAATCCACCAACCTCTTTTTCAGCTACTGATAGTTTATTCCAAACCTTATCAGGTCTATTCATACTAAAGCCTCTGTAACCTTTCCTACGTAAGTAGTATAATAATCTAGGTTTGTTATTTTCAGCTAGTATAGGCATTCCGTAAAAAACCAATGCCATTAATACATCTTCAAAGAATATTTCAGCGGTTTGCGGTCTAGCTAAATACTCTAGAAAGAAAGTATTAGCAGGCGCATCTTCCATAGAAAACTTAGTTAAACCATGTAAAGCACCTTTAGACCCTTTGCCATCTACAGTACCACTAATGTCGTAGCTATCACATCCAAAAGCCCCAACGTGATCGTTACCAGGGTGTTTTACGCCGTTCTTCATTACGACGTTATTTTGCATTTTATAACTAGGAACCCAACTAACTCTAAACCTACCATTTGGGTCTGGATTGAAGGTTACTCTAGTATCTTTTACACCATTTTGCCACTGAAAGTTTCCAGTAGTTAAAACTGATGAGTTTTTATTACCTTCGTTGAAGTCTATTTGTTCGTATATCTTTATTAGGTTAAATAAACTCTGTTTAGTTTCATCTCTAAAAGCGTGCTCTTCAGTGCGAGGAAACTGTCTATAGAATTCATTTAGTGCATCTTGGTCATCTCTAAGACCTTCTGCTTCGTTCTCCCAATTATCTATAACTCCATACTCTATGACATCACCATGAGGATCAAGCACTTCTTCTTTTGGGGTATTAAAAACTGGTTGTCCATACTCATCTATAAATCCCTCGTAGTTCCATTCCATTGGTACAAATAAAGAGTACAAACCTGATTTAGTTTGACCGTTTTTATTCCTACTACTTACGTCAGAGTTTTTATATAAGTCTTTAAAGTTTTGACCACCTTTATCTAAAGCATTGGAAGTGGAACCCATCATACATTTACCAATAATTCTACTACCTAAACGAAGGCATGTTTTAGTAACTCTCCAGTTATTCCTAATGTTATCTGGCTTTTCCCACTTACCACTCTCATCGTGAACTAGTAATGCTAGTTTCTCACCATCATAACTGTTATCACCAGTGTTTTTCCAGTCAATAGTAGTATCAAGACCCTCTAAATCATCCATCTCCTCCTTCTGCTTCATCTTTTTTCTGGTAAACTTTTTAGCTGGAACTCTATAAGCTAGCTCCGACTTCGGTCTATCCATACCATCCTGAATAGGTTTAAAAAAGAAAGGGTAATTGAAACTTATTGGTACTACTTTATCGGTGAACATTTTCTTAGCATCACCACCTGATTTGGATAGTATCCCAAATCTACTATCACTTGCTAAAGTAGCTAAATTAACGGTTTCAGCTGAACTCATAAATGAAAAACCAGATCTACGGTTTTTTAAATAGCACATACCATAACATCTTTTGTCAGCTTTACAAGCTTCCCAAAATATAAAAAATAACCTATTAGCTTCACGGAAATCCGGAGCACCTACATCTATCTTACTCCATTGCAGATACATATAATAAGAACCAGTTAAGTACGTTGGCTCACCTTTGTTCATGAACCAAAAACCCTCATCTCTTCTTTTAAACTCTTGATCTATATATGGGTAGTTAGCTTCTTTAAAATCGTCAGGATACTCCTGCCAATCGAATACAGTTTGTATTTTTTTAAAAGCTGGATTCTCATCGAACCTTCTCCATTTTTGATCTTTAACTTTACCAGCACTGTATATAGTTTTTGGCGCTAGAGGCAGGGCTATTTTCAAACCCTGTATCTCAAGCACCTGTCCAATCTGTCCAGTTTTAGATATAACTACAACATCATTTTCTTTGTTGTAGCCATAATTCCAAGACTTTGACTTGTTCAACCTATTTAAGGTATTAACCTTTATAGGTTCTATTATTTTAACTAAATCCTGCTTGTACATTATTTAGATCTACCTTCTGCAAAGCCTTTAAAGCTTGATTTAACTTCAGAGGTTTCCTTACCATCTAGAAGGTCTTCTTCTTCTTGTATTCTATTAAGTATTTCGAAAGCGTCAAATATAGCTAGCTTCTTAGTAGCTGCGGCGTTCTTTAATCTATCTGCTGATATATCATCGTCAGAATCAACTATAGCTTCTTTAGCAACTTTAATTAGCTCTTCTACAGCTTTGTGCCCAGCTTGGATTATACTCTTCTTCGTCTCCTTTATATTCATACTCAATATTAATAAATTTATTCATAATTCTATAAAGTCTCTCACCATCTACAACAAACTCGAACTCATCGCCAGGTGAAAAACCTACTAACTGAGTTGGTAAAAATGTACCATCAGAGTACTTAACAACTCCAATTAGCGGTGCTTCCACATCTGTTGATAATTCGTTTTTAGATTTCAAAGGTTTAACAAAAGTGTAACCAGGTAAACAGTACCAGTCTTTGTCACGTTTGTACATGAATACTTGATCAGCATTAACTAAGTATTCATTTTCATTTAAAAAACTAGAACTGTTCTTTTCCTTACCCTTAACGTTATGCCACCTTCTAAATACATTATGATGTATTACTACTAAATCGTTCTCTCTTAAATTGTTAGGATTATAAACTGGTACTTTTTTTATAATGCCTTCTCTATTTATATATTGATGATTAAAGATTTCAGTATTAAGTATTAACTCTTTATCACCTAGCTTTTTTTTATTGTTATATCTATCACCTATTGGTTCTACTACAAAGCTATACAATGGTCTCATTAGTACTCTAAATTATATTCTACAGATACAGCCATATTTTTATTGAAATCCTTCCAAGGTATAACCTCTTCGTTTTTGGATATGTATATAGAGTATTTATCGTCCTCTTCTATTATATCACAAATTGTATGACCCCCGTATACATTCTGCCCTACTGAGTAGTGCATAGAATCGTTCTTGTAGTCCTTACCAATAGTTATTTTTCTAATAATACTATTGCTCATCCTTTTTTAAATTTACGGTTCCATCACTAACGTTAATGTCGCACGTTCCATACTCCTTGGTAAATTCTTCTTGGAGAACTCTAATATCTGCTTGAAGTTCAGATAGCTTATGTAAATACAAATGCTTTTGAGATTCAATTTTACCAACCTCCAATTGTAGAGCGTTTGTGTTTTTTACAACCTCTTGTAACTTCTGTAGCTGCTCATCAGATATTTTACTTGGCTTGCTACTTAAATCTACTGTTTTCTTACTTTTTCCCATTTCTGTTTTTATTAATTATTTATCTTTTTTTGATGAACCACCAAAGAAAAAATCTATGATGGTATTAACTTTTGCACTCATAGCACCGAATACAGTACTAATAAAACCTATTTCATAATCGCTTAACTCCAAGGTATTTAAAACAAAATACTTGAACATTGTGTAGGTTAAACCAAAGTATGCTACAGTAAATAACGTTGCCAACACTTTTTGAATAATTGCGTCGTCCTTGTACATATCTCTAGCATTAACTCTGTCCTCGACTTCTTTATCGAAGGCTTGACGTTCTGCATCGAGTAATGCTTGCTTAAATTTAAGCTTAACTTCTTCACGTTCTTTATCTGTTGTAACAACTGCATCTAATATCTCATCAGCGTTTTCTACTAGTTTACCAAATAAACCTCCTACTAAACTTTTTATCATAACTTTATCTTTTTGGATCTTTAATCATATCATCTATTGATTTATTCATAACTTTATCTGTGTAACTTTTATTCTTGTAAAATACATTGCTAGATTTCATCGGTATATCTTCTTGACCTAGTAGTATTTTGTATATCTTATTTATAAGTAGATTGCACTTGAACGATGTTTTGTATATCGAGTATTTTATAGTAGTCCTATTCCTATGTCTCCAAACATCTATCCAACCCTCTTTACGTAATCTATCCCACCTAGTCTTATCCCAAGTGTATATATACGTACCATTTATAAATTCATCTCTAGTAAACCTATCTAAGCAGTTTAAGTATATTAGTAGTTCTAACTCAGCATCAGTTATACCGTTTTGCTTGCAAGCCCACTTTCTAACCACTCTGTAATACTTAAATAAGTTAGCGTCTTTAATAGACTCAACAGTCAATCTCATTCAGCTAGAACTACATCTCTTAGTTTTATAACTTTGTAAGAAGATCCTTCAAACGAAATTTCGTGACCGGCGTGCTTATCGTACATTACCATACTACCTTCTTTAATTATGTCCGCTAAGTTTCCCACTGATACAACCTTAGCCTTCTTATATCTATTATCTGAGTCAGTAGCGTCAGTCATCAATAATCCACCAACCTTCTTCGGACCTTCTTTTACTTGATCCACAACTATATAATCATTAATTGCTTTCATTAGCTCTAATATTTGAGATTACACAATCAGCCGACATAACTGTAAGCGCTACGCTCACGGCGTTTTTCAATGCGGTTTTAGTAACTAGTACGGGATCTATAATTCCAACATTAATCATATCTACTTGCTCCCCTGTTACTACATCTAAACCTATTCCTAACTCATCTGGGTCAGCTTTTAGTTCGAAACCTGCATTATCTAATATGGTTTCAAAAGGAGACCTTAGAGCTGATAAAAGAACTTGTCCACCTTGGGTGGAAAAAATTTTCTGAGAAGCATTTAGTAGTGCTACTCCACCACCTGGAACTATGCCTTCTTGCAAGGCTGCCTTAGTAGCATAAATAGCATCCTCAACTCTATCTTTCTTTTCTTTTAACTCAACTTTAGAATTAGCACCAACTTTTACAATACCAACACTACCAGAAAGGGTTGCTAGTCTTTGCTCAAGCTTTTTCTTAATGAAACCGTTTTGCTCTTCCACTATCTTTGTGTTGAGCTCATCGATACGATCTTCCAACTCTTTGGTCATATCATCTAAAGTTATTACGGTGTTTTTGTCGTTCGTGACAGAAAACTCACATTCACCTAAGCTGTCTACTGTTATTAAATCTAAATCATCACCAAGCTCCTCATTAACCACTGTGGAACCAGTTAATATAGCTAAGTCTTCAATAGAGTCTCTTCTAGTTGGACCAAAACCAGGTGGGTCTACTATGTTAACCTTAATATTACCTTTAACTTTGTTCATTAACAGCGCCGATTTTACTTGCTGAGACACTGGTGCTACTATGAGTAAAGCTCGGTTTTCTTTTATGACATGCTCTAAAACTCCTTGTATCTTCCTAATGTTTGGAATCTCTGATACAACAGTCATTACGTACGGATTATCTAACTCAGCCGTGTGCTTATCTGTATTAGTAACAAAATGAGGCGATGTAATACCAGAATCAAATTGAGCACCATCAACTATATCTACATAAGTGTCCTCAGAGTCACTCTCTTCCATAAGCACTACGCCATGCTTACCTACTTTATCATAGGCTTCAGCTATAATACCACCAAGTTCTTCATCGTTGTTACAAGATATTGCAGCAACAGCCTTGAGCATGTCTCCTTCAACTTCAACAGCTGAGTCAGTTAGAGTACTTAGAACTTCTTCTAAACATGTGTTAACTTCATTTTTAATTTGTCTGATAGATAACCCTGCAGCGACGGCAGAGTCGATAGATTTTATAAGAGCTTCAGCCAGTACTGTAGCGGTAGTAGTACCGTCACCAGCCTCTCTTACTGTATTGCGAGCCGCTTCCTTAATTAGTGTAGCACCCATGTTTTCAACCGGATCGTATAAGACTACGCTTTCCGCAACGGTTACACCGTCTTTTGTGATCACCGGTTTACCGCGTCCATCTTCATAAACGACACACTTTCCTGATGCTCCTAACGTGGACTTTACGGCTTTCGCAAGTTTTTGTACTCCAGCGATTACTTTTGATTTTGCTTCATCGCCGAAGTCTAAGTTCTTAACCAATTCACTTGGTAAGTTGTATTCCATAATGTGGTATTTTATTAAATTAAATTATATTTATCGATGTTTATTTAAATGTTTTAACTACTTTTGGTCCACCAAGGAATTCCAGTTTTTTGTTATAGTGTTCGACACTGCCATCGATAGCAGCTTCAGCCCCATTGAGGGTTTCCCTCCTTGTAATATCAACCCAGACTTTTTCATCTGTTGGTGAGTTAACTTCTGTTTGGTAGTACCCATTTGGTAGCTGTGTTATTCTCCAGTTACTTTTATCAGCTAAGTGCTTCCACTCAGCGATTTTATCTTCAGTAATCTTTGGTTGTCCAGTATTGATGGTACTGGTCTTGTAGTAATAGTAGGTCATTGTAATTTGGTTTTGGTTAATTGTTAATTAATACTTTTTCTTTTTCTTTGGTTTGCATTTCTTTGCCATAACTATATATTTACTTATTATTATTTCTTTTTAACTCTTTTTCTAGGTACACAATTAGGTACAGTTCTAGAACCTTTCTTTTTAGTACCAACCATTTTATATCCTTTCCAGCAAGGTGTTTTCTTTTTCTTTGTAGGCATAACTTATTTTATTTTATATTTACCAAACAATCTATTTAATGCTCCTGGGTGATCCTCTCTAAACGTTTGTCGCGCAGCTTTATTATGAGCTCTACGCTCTTTACGCTCTAACCTTCTGTTGCTTTTGCAATCGCAATCATTGCAACCACAATCTTTTTTCTTTCTTGCAAACGGCATAATTACTTCTTTACCTTGGTTATTTTATTACCTTTATACTTGTAAGTATTATCAACTACGTAACCATTTTTCGATGTTACAATACCTTTAGGATCCTTGAACGTGCCCTGCTCGTCATCGTAATAAGTATTCTCACCAGTCTTAGTTAGGAACTGGCCTGACAGCAAACCAGATTTCTTAGGTGTTGATCTCTTATTTCTCTTCTTCTTTTTCTTTCTACCGAATTCCATTCCTTGTTGTTTGTAGTTCAATAGTATAGTTACACAGTACACGTGAAACTTTAAAGTGTGACACTAGCCTGTTACTATATACTTAATTAGGCTAATGTCATAGTTTTTATAGGGTACCCTTTTTTAGGGATGTTGTATATATATAATTAAAGTGTTGCCCCCTACCTCTAAGCCCACCCCTACCAAAACAAAAACCAATATATTTACCCCACCCCCACCTTTTTACAACCTCGCTACGAAGCAACATAGATAATATATATGTAACAAAAACAAACTAACTATGAAATCTTTACTACTTTACGCTGCATTCTTCTTCTGCTTATTTTCAACTCTCGTAGCTCTATGGCTCGGCATGGCAGAGCATTCAATCTTCTACGCAATAGCTTTCAGCTCTGGGTTTTGCATGTTCTTATTCTTAGAAAAATTAAAAGCAATCGAGTAATTCACAAACTAAAAACGAAGTACAACAGATATTATAAACGTAACTAAAATAAACAAAGACTATTATGGAATTAAAAAGATTCGTTATTCGCAAGTCATTAATTGGCAAAGACACTATTATTACATTCACCAACAAGAAGGGTGAGAACGTGAAGTATAATCACGACGAAGTATACAACGCT